ATTATAGACGGACGGTACCGTAATAAGAAACCCACCATAATAACCAGTAACTACGCATTAGCAGATTTACGGCATGATACCCGGATAACCAACCGGATTAAAGAAAGGGTATATGAAATACCTTTCCCGGAAGAATCTGTAAGAGATTATCTGTCGGAACAGAATAACGCAGCCATGTTTGAAAAGATAAGGAGGAATTGATATGGCAGGAAAGAAATTACTAATAGATGTTTATAACATAAAAACCGGATTAAGGGAGCTTGAAGATGTAAGCATAGAAGATGCTGCAGCACACATGGGAACAGATTTAAAAGATGTTTATCGGTCTACCAATACCGGTCGTATTATACAAAAGAATTACAGAGTACACAAAAAAGGATATCAAACAGAAATTAACAATCTGCTATATAAACCAGTACCGGCAGCTAAGCATACAACTGACACATTGACTGTCGGAATGCCTAAAACCTTTGGTGAGGAATGGGATGAAATACATAGGAACAGTAAGCTAATAAAATCAGGTAAAGCAATTATTGTTCCGGTGTTAGTTAAAGGCAAAAGAAAATACCATACAGTAATTCTGGAAGGTGCTGCCGTATGAAGTTCGTAAAAATAGCAGGTAAGAAAAAAGTAACCCAGAGCGGTAAGAACGGGAACATGAATAAATTTATTTACAGCGGAGTTAAGAGGAAAGGGAGAAGGTGAATCAGTGCTAACATTTTTAGATTTCTTTGCAGGTGCGGGAGGATTCCGCAGAGGAATGGAGCTAGCTGGTCATAAATGTTTAGGGTTTTGCGAATGGGACCCGTTTCCTGTTAAAAGTTATAAAGCTATGCACCTGATTACAGATGAACAATATAAATATCTTTTGTCATTACCGTTTAAAGAACGACAGAAAGAAATAGATAAGGAGGAATATTTCAATGGAGAATGGTACTCAAATGATGTTAGAGCAGTGGATGCCGGAAGCATGCCCAGAGCAGATGTGTGGTGTTTCGGATTCCCCTGCCAGGACATTAGTATTGCAGGAAAGCAACTCGGATTTAATGGAAACCGTTCGTCTCTGTTTTTCACAGTTACAAGGATTATTAGAGATACAAGGGAAGAAGATAGACCCACAACCTTATTTATTGAGAACGTTAAAAACCTACTTAGTGTTAATGGAGGAATCGACTTCCTTAAACTTCTCATTGAACTGGATGAAATCGGCTACGATGCAGAATGGCAAGTTCTTAACTCTAAAGACTTCGGTGTTCCCCAAAACAGGGAAAGGGTGTTCATTGTCGGACATATTAGAGGACGAAGTAGACGAGAAGTATTTCCTATCGGTGGAACAGACACGAAAGCTAGTATTATCGAAGAATTAAAAATAAATGACAATAGACATTCCTCACTAATGAATAGTGTTTTAAACACACAAGGCATATCACCTGCATTAGATTGCATGCAAGGTGGAAACCGACAACCAAAAGTGTTATTAATGGGAAATGTAAATCCGAGTGGTAACGGTATGAATGGTAATGTTTTTGATTCAAGAGGATTATCTCCAACTCTTACAACCAATAAAGGCGAGGGAAGTAAAATAATGGTCCGTGAAGCTACCAAGCAAGGATATGCCATAGCAGAACCAGGAGACAGTATAAACCTTGAACAACCAAACAGTGCGACAAGACGAGGAAGAGTGGGTAAAGGTATTGAACAAACATTAACAACACAATGTAACCAAGCAGTACTGAGACCGGTTAGAACTGAATACGGAAAAGAAATCAGAAAGGATTATGAAGCTGGGAATATTGAAATTAGCAGACATGAGTTCTTAAGGCTAGAACAACGAACAGATGGTGTCACAAATACAGTATCAACTGTTCAAAAAGATAATTTACTAGTAGATGGGTTAAGAATCCGCAAATTGACACCTAGAGAATGCTTTCGTCTCCAAGGATGGGAAGATGCATATTTTGAAAGAGCAGCTATGGTAAATTCGGACAGCCAGTTGTATAAGCAAGCAGGCAATGGTGTAACAGTTAATGTAATACAGGCAATAGCAGAGAGGTTATGACCATCTTTGACTATCCAGAAGTATTACCATAGTCGGTTAGGAGAACCGGGAAGGAGTTATATATGGATTTAATAAGCCGTAAGGCAGTAATAGAAGAAATACAGCTAATTGAAAAGTCTCTCATGAAGGATAAAGAGGAAGCCAAAAAGACAGGAGATGAAGAGATTATATTTGCGATTGATAGCCAATTGAGTGGATTATGGTTGGCAAGGTGCAAAGTAGGTGATATCAAAATTGCCTATGATGTGGATAAGGTAGTGGAAGATATTCAAAAATGTGGTAAGTCTTTTCCGTTCGGAACATGGCACGACATGCTAGAAGAAGCGGTGGAAATTGTGAAAGGTGGGTTTGAGGAATGAATATAGAGATAGAAAAGGCTATTGAACAACTAAAATCTTTAAAAGAAATATGCTTATATGGCGAGGATGGACACGAACCACCGCTTGTAGCAATAGAGCTTTCTAAAGTCTATGATTTAGCCATAACCGCCCTAGAAGCACAGAAAGACGATGCGTGGATTCCCGTAACGGAAAGATTACCGGAAGAAACAGGACATTACAAGGTAACCGTAAAGTATAAGAGAGATGGAACAACACAAACGGAAAAAATGCTCTTTATGGGTAAGGAATTTGGTTTAATGAAGTGGAAAAATGATTATGAACGTTATTGTGATGTAACAGCATGGAAACCCCTTGATGAACCATATGAGGAGGAACAGCCATGAAACGAAGAACATCCACCCTTGGCCAACCTGCCGAGCTTAAAGCAGATACACAAAGCCAGTATGGCGAGTACATAAAGCATCCGAGTAAGATTAATCCGGTGTTTACTAATAAGCCTTATTTAGGAAAGGAAGATAAGAATGGGAAGAGAGATTAAACTAAGAGTGTGGGATAAAGAAGATAAGAAATTCCTTGAACACTGCTTTGAATCAGAGGAAGACAGATTTAACAAAGGAATGGCAATGATACGCTGGAACAGTGAAGGAAAGATATGGTTTACACTGAGTGGATACAGGGATGATGATGGAAACCCTTATCAAATCGATGCAGAAATTACGGAATATACCGGAGTGAATGATAAGAATGGTAGAGGGGTTTATACAGGCGACATTGTAAGCGTATGGAGAGATGGTTCACATAGAATATTTACGGTCCAGTGGAGAGCCGAGGGAGTACCTATGTATATTTTATATCCTCAACCATTGAATGAAGATTTCTGGCATTTAAGGTCAGACATGGAAATGAGCTGGGAAGTAATCGGCAACATCTATGATAATCCAGAACTATTACAGGAGGTAGATTAATGGCAGAAAGAATCTATAACCGATTCTTAGTAATAAAAAATAAAGATGCTGAAAAATACTTAACCAAAGAAGAGAAAGAATACTTAACAAATATGCTAGTGGCTATCACAAATGGCAGAGCCAGGGATGGAAAAAAACGAGAGAATACTTACCTTGTGTGCAACACCAATGAATCCTATTCTGATAAAGTACTAGAAGTTATCTTGCAAGGGGAAACCGATAAGGAGGTATCCAATGAATAAGGATAATATTATAAAATGGATTGACGAAGAAATAAAAAGAGAAAAAGCTGTACTAGGAAATGACGGTTGCTTTGTAGGAGAAGTAAAAGGCACATTACTAGGAAGAATACAAGAAGCAGAAAGAATAAAAGAATATATCCAGTCAGAGCCGGAAGAAACTAAAGGGGTCGAAATCGATACCTTTAAGAATAACTTTGATGTGATTACGGAATCACCGGAGAGATTAGCTGAGTATTTTTATGATGTTAATAAGCTCTATGCTGAAAGTCTTGGAATGAATATGAAACAAAGCAAAGATGATGGAGTTGCAGAATTCATAAAATGGCTTAATGAAAAGGCAGGTGAATGATATGTACAGATTAGATTGCAATATTGATAGATACCCTTTTACTGGGAAAATGACAGTGAATATCCCAGTAGTAGCTTCTACGAAAGAGTGGCTTAATAAATACTATAATGGAGCAGAAAATGTTGAACAGGTAAGTGGAGTTACAAGAGGAAAAGAATATCTAATAACAGAAGTTGAAGGCTTTGGGGATGTATTTGATGTTACATTTGAAGATGATTTTGGAAACCAACAGACTTTAGGCTCCTTCTTCTTTGAAGATAAGGCAGGTGAATGATATGGAGAGACTGAAAAGTATTTGGCTCAACATGAAGCAAAGATGTGATAATACTAAAAGACCAGATTACCAATACTATGGTGGAAAAGGAATTAAATATTGTGATGAATGGACCAATTCAAAAGAATTTTACCTATGGGCAATGAGCAATGGATATAAAGATAATCTTACATTGGAAAGAAAGAATATCGAAGAAAATTACTGCACTGAAAATTGCATATGGATAACATTTGCAGAACAACGATTAAATACGTCTCAGTCCAGAAAAATAACAATAAATAGAAAGACGCAATGTTTAAAAAGTTGGTGTGAGGAATATGAAGTTAATTATCAAACTGTATATATGAGAATTAAAAGAGGGATGAACGAAGTGGATGCACTAAATTATCAAAATAAAAGGAAGGTGAGTTAATTGGAGAGACTAACAGTTAAAAATATTAATACTGGATTGCCTTGTTTAAATGGTGAAATTGAGTTTATACCAATATCAAAAGATTGTATTCCATTATTGCAGAAAGGAATTACAAAATTATCTGCATATGAGGATACAGGACTTACACCAGATGATATAAAGGCAATACAGCAGAGAAATGAATTTTTAGAGGTACAAAACAATGTACTGAGGGATGAATATCAGCAATGGAACAAAGAAGCCCTTACATATGCCAACCAGCTCGGTATGCTGCGGATTTATCTTGATGACAACTATATGAATCTGGATGAGATGCTTGAAGCTGCGGAAAAGCAGATTAAGTCTCCAAGTACCACTGATGCACCTTAACATAATAATTAAGAGTACACTCTCTACGCTGTGTACCGGACATATAGAACACCCTGTAAGACAAGCCACCCTTTATATCCTTTGTGTACTTTACACCGTATATTTTGACACGTTGGGGGATATCATACATATCCTTTACAACCATCTGCAACGGTAACATTTCACCAGTACTTTTAAAGGATACGGCAACGCTTACAGGGACACCTATATAATTAATTTGTTCGGATTTACGTTCTTCGTGGAATGCCATAGTACACCTCCACGGATATTATACAAACAATTGTTCGCGTTAGCAAGGGGGAGAGAAAGGAAAGGTAAAATAATGCATGAATTTAATATTAACTACATGGTAAAAGTTAAACTTACAGATTACGGAAGAGATATATATTACCATCAGTACGACGCACTAAACAGCAAATGCAATAGAATCATAAATGAACCAAGGTTTCCTAAAACAGATGAAAATGGATATACAAGCTTTCAATTATGGAATCTCATGGAACTATATGGTCCTTATATGAAATTAGCTGCTTCATTACCATTTGAAACCAATATTTTTATTGAGGATAAGGCGGTGAATAAGGATGAATGATATTGATAAAGCAATTGAAAACCATAAAAAATGTGTGGAGTACATAGAAAAAGATTTGCAATGCCAAGACGAAGAATTATATAAAATGGATAAGCCGACCAGAGATGAAATAGAAAGCGCGAAAAGAGATCATTTGCTAGCAATCAAGGCGTTGGAAAAGCAGGTAGCAAAGAATCCAATAGAAATAAAAGAAAGACACAACTTTTCAGGAGATGTAATTTATAAAGATGGTTACTGCCCAGATTGTAAAAATGAAATATCAAGCAGTTATAGATTCTGTACTCTCTGCGGTCAGAAATTAGATTGGAGTGATAAACCATGAACTGTGAACGCTGCCATTTAGAAGATACCAACGATTGTAAGAAATGCGATCCGGCGGAGGATGCGTTGGAGCAGATATTGGAGAAAGAAGCTAATAAGATTAATGGAAAGGAGGAATCTGATTGATTAGAAAAGACTTGGAACAGTACTTAAGGTTACAACTGGAAATTAAAACCTTGGAAAGCCGGATAGATAAACTAAGAGACCGCGAGATAGAAGTTATCAGTGGAAAGGTTAAAGCATCTATGAGTGAGTTTCCTTACACAGAATACCGTGTTGGAGTGCTTATGGAAGAACCAAAGGCATCAACAGAAAGAGATACTCTTATAGCCATATACGAAAGGCGCATTATTAAAGCTAGAGAATTGTCAGTAAAGATAGAAACTTTTATAGACGGTATAGAGGATTGCGGAGACAGGCTGGTATTTCAGTACAGGTACATAGATGGATTAGGGACTTTGGTCGTAGCGGAGAAATTAAACTACACAAAGGGGAGAATATCGCAAATAATTGGCAAATATATCAAAGATTAAACCAATTAAACAAAACAGTATGCTATAATTACAATAGAACGAGTATAACAAATTGTCCTTCATATATTCCTTCTACCTCCTTACGTTGCGGGACAAACGAAAACCGATACTGTTACCACACAGGATAAGTCAATCTCTTTATAACGTCTGGCATCTGCCGGTTGTATCGAAAGGTTGATAGTGGTATCTTGTCTATGGATTATCATAGAGGTCGGGCGAATCGTCAACTGAACTGACCACAATTACAGCAATAGACGATTGTTTGGTGGTGGAAAAGGTAGACACTATATCTAATAGATGTGCCGTGCAGATTAGAGAGAAAGCGGCTTGCGCGCATCATATAGGGTGCAAATCCCTATCCAAGCAATAACGACGAAATGATTATAACTAGCCGTAAGGCACATAAGCACTTGTAACTTAGAAATAGGTTGCAGGTGCTTTTTCAATGCGAGAAAGGGGTGAAAGCCTTTTGTATATACCAATAGAAGTCAAGAAAAAGTGTATAGAGATGTCTAAGAACAATAAGACAGCAAGACAAGTATACACGGAATACTATTCCACTCTATACGATACACAATATGAGAGTTTCAGAAGAATGCTTAAACAATGGAAGCATAAGAAATGGGCAGACAGTGAGTTATTAGAGGCTGGAAACCTTGGATACAATTATTTACCTCATGCCACGACGGTTCAGGTTAATGCTGCTGGTGAAGTAGTACAAGCCTGGATAAAGTCCAAAGGCAATGACGGAATTTATATGCAGGTTATTGATGCTATAAAATCAATATCTCCATTTGAACCAGTAAAGCCTAAGATTAAAGAAATACTTGATAGGATGTTTGAAATAACATTCGATGATATGCATTGGGGCATTGCTTTCTTTGCTGATTATGAGGACACATTGGATGATACATTAGAGTTAATCAGGACGAGACAGTATAAAGAAATTAATATTGTCATCGGAGAAGATCTCATACATACAGAAGATTTAAAAGGTCATACCAGTAACGGGACCTACATCGGTGAAATAGATGTTAAAAGAGCGTACGATGACTGCTTAAGATTTTACTTTGCAATCATGCAGACGGCCCTAGAACATGCTGAAACTGTTAATGTAATATATTCCATGGGTAACCACTCAGAAACACTCTCATGGACGATTGTACAGGTTTTAAAGCATATGTTTCCACAGGCTAATTATGATGATAGGTTTGAGTATAGAAAGCTTATCACATACGGTAATGTATTTATTGGATTAACTCACGGGGACACTATTCCTAATAATCTTTCTAAGGTAAAAGAATTATTCTTAGAAGAAAATCCGATTGAATATGCACATGCAAAGGTAAAGGAAATACATATAGGACACTTACATGCGGAAAAGGAATTAGGAGATTTAAACGGATGCTTGGTAAGGAGATTATCCACTAAGGTTCCGACAGATAAATGGCACAAGAAAAACGGTTATACAATGGCTGCTAAGCGATTTATGTTGTTTGAATATACAACAGATAAGCTGGCAGCTATTTATTATGTGTAGGAGGTAAATATGTCAGTAGAAGAAATATTAAAAACGGAATATTCTTTACAATTTGACGAGCTTAGAAAAAAGATGATGGCTACATCGTTTTACAAGTATGGCACAGTTAAAGATAATGCCATGAGTGGTACTCAGGACTTCGTAAAAAGCTTAGATATCCGGTTAGATAAGTTTAAACAGACAAAGAATGTTGAATACCTCGCTGATGTTGCTAACTTCTGCATGATGCTGTTTATGTATCCTGAGCCATTTGGATGCCACTACAGACCTACAGACAGCAAGGAATCACCAGGCATAGACGGTATGAGTGTTAAAGAAATTATGGATTATACGGAGTAAGCCTATGAAAATATTAAATAAACTAAAACAAATATTCTTCTGTAAACATAAATGGGTCGCTGCCGGTGAGTACTTCGAAACAGATCACCGTGGACACTTACAAAAGAAATACATATGGCGTTGCTCTAAATGCAGAAAGGCACACTATGGCAGCACATAAGACTTGCATAGGATGCAAACATATAAGCAGCCGTAAGTGTGGGTGTATTGTTAAGATACGGGGTAGCAGTGGGGCGGTTGGGTATAAAAAGGTGCCAGATAAAAGATGCAAAGAGAAGTAGGTGGTGATATGCCAAGGGCTAGAGACCCTAACAGAGATAAAGCATATGAAATATATAAGAGCAATCCTAATATGGAATTAACTGAGATTGCAAGTCAGTTAAACATCCCTGTTACTACAGTACGTAGTTGGAAGTCACGGGATGAATGGGAACGCAATGCAACGCAACGCAATGCAACAATAACAAAGCCTATTGATGATGGAACCAAGGAAACCATGTTAAATGAAAACCTTACCCATGAGCAAAGGCTTTTTTGTATATATTACAGTAAGATATTCAATGCTACTCAGTCCTATATAAATGCATATAAGTGTGATTATGAAACAGCTAATGCAAATGGCTCTAGACTGCTAGGAAAAGCTAGTGTAAAAGAAGAGATACAAAGGCTACAAGAAATCAAGCGTCAGCAGATAGTTTCCAGTGTGGACGATGTAATTGAACTACACATGCGTATAGCCTTTGCTGATATAGGCAATTACTTAACATTCGGACAGAAAAAAGTTCCTCAATGGAAAAAGAATAAGGACGATATAGATGTACCTATTATTGATCCTAACACTGGGCAGCAAAAGGTTGCAATCTATAATGAGATTAATTTAAAAGAATCAAATGTAACGGACACGCAGATTATCCAAGAAGTCAAAGAGGGTAGGGACGGTGTCTCAGTTAAATTAGCAGATAAGAATAAATCCTTAGAATGGTTAACAAAATACTTCCTTATGAATCCTATGGATAAGCATAAGATAGAATATGACCGCCTTAAGTTAGAGCTTGAATACAAAAAGTCGGAGCCAGAAGAGTCCAAAGGTGGAGTTAAATATACTGGGATACCTGCTTCAATGATAGCACCGGCATTCATTAAGGTTGTTCATGACATACAAGAAGAACTATACAATGAATATGTATTCCCTGGAGGTAGGGGTTCCACAAAATCATCGTTCATATCACTTGAGATAGTGGATTTAATAGAAAAGAATCCAGAAATGCACGCTGCTGTATTTAGGCAAGTAGGAAATACCTTAAGAGATTCAGTATATGCACAGATGTGCTGGGCAATATCAGCATTAGGGCTTGAGGATGAATATAAATGTAATGTATCACCTCTGGAAATCACCAAGAAGTCAACAGGACAAAAGATATTCTTCCGTGGTAATGATGATCCGATGAAATCTAAAGGTATTAAAGCGCCTGCGTTGAAGAAAGAAGCTATCCGCCGGATCAAGATAAATAGAGAAAAGCTAAAAGGCCTTAATAAACATCACAATATGATGAAGGTTGAGAACGGTTATATCGGAATCCTATGGTTTGAAGAATTAGACCAATTTAAAGGAGCCGAAGCAGTAAGAACGGTTACACAATCAGTTGTGCGTGGTGGTGAGAAAACATACATATTCAAATCATTCAATCCACCTAAAAGTGCAAATAACTGGGCAAATAAATATATCAAAGTGCCAAAGCCTGGAATGTTGGTTACACTCAGTAACTATTTAGATGTACCTAAGTCGTGGTTAGGAAAGCCGTTCCTGGATGAAGCGGAGCATTTAAAAGAAACTAACCCAACAGCTTACGAAAATGAGTATATGGGTGTTGCTAATGGTACAGGTGGTAATGTATTTGACAATGTCACAATAAAAACGATTACCGATGAAGAAATTGCAATATTTGATAGATTATACTTTGGTGTTGACTGGGGGTGGTATCCTGACCCATGGGCATTTAATAAGATGTATTACAATGCTAATCAACACAAGCTTTATATCTTGGATGAAGATAGAAAGAATAAGACAAAGAACGAAGAGACAGCAAGAATATTACGAGAAGAACACGGCATAGGCCCCAATGACCGTATAACATGTGATAGTGCAGAACAGAAATCAGTAAATGACTATAAGGATTATGGATTGTTTGCGAGGGGTGCTATCAAGGGACCTGGCAGTGTGGAATATTCAATGAAATGGTTAGCTTCTTTAGCAGAGATCATTATCGATAATAGCCGTACACCTCATACAGCTACTGAGTTCCTTGACTATGAGTATGACAGAGACAAAGAAGGAAACATTATAAGCGGTTATCCAGATAAGAATAACCATCAAATAGATGCAATAAGATACGCCCTTGAGGAAGTATGGAAAAGGAGGGGGCAATGATGCTGCAGAGATTAAGAGACTTTATAAGGCAGGTGTTAAATAAGATGTTTAATCGAAACACTTTAGAAAGAGAAATGCAAGTTGATATTGTCACCAGTGATAAGATGGCAAGGGCTATACAGGAATGGACGGAGATTTACGAAGATCGTGCTCCATGGTTGAGTGAGACTGTACAAAGCATGAATTTAGGTGCCACCATAGCTAGTGAGTACGCCAGATTAACCACGTTGGAAATGGTGTCTAAGATTGAGGGTAATGAGTATCTTAATGAACAGTATCAAGCTGTTATAGATAGTATAAGGATATATACAGAATATGCTTGTGCTAAAGGTGGATTAGTATTCAAACCTTATGTATCAGGTCAGAATATAGAGGTAGACCTCACACAAGCGGACTGTTTCTTTCCTACAGCTTATAACAGCCGTGGAGAGATAACCGGTGCGGTATTCGTAGATACAAAGACGATAGGTGAAACACTGTATACCAGGTTAGAATATCATAATCTTGCTTCTGAGGGATATTACATATCAAACAAGGCATACAAGACAAAGAATATTGAGGGTAATAATTCAATAGGCAATGAGATAATGCTTACAGAGGTAAATGACTGGGCAGAGCTCGAACCAGAGATTATGATTCAGAATGTAGACAAGCCTCTATTTGCCTATTTCAAGGTACCAATAGCTAATACGATAGATACAACATCACCATTGGGTGTTTCGGTCTATTCTAGGGCAATTAATGATATCAAAGAGGCAGATAAACAATATTCTAGACTTCTATGGGAGTTCGAAGGTGGCGAACTAGCTATTGATGCTAGTGAGGATTGCTTCAAGAAAACCGGTACAGATGAATTTGAGTTACCAGAAGGGAAAGAAAGACTGTACCGTAAACTAAGATACGGGATGGATGAAGTAAATAAAGCTTTTGAAGTGTTTTCTCCACAGTTGCGTGACCAATCCTTACTTAATGGACTTAACAGCCTTTTAAAGCAGATTGAATATAAGAGTGGGTTGGCCTATGGAACTATATCAGATCCCCAACAGGTAGATAAGACAGCAGAAGAGATTAAGACGAGCAAGCAAAGGTCTTATCAAAGTATAACGGATACTCAGAAAGCATTGCAGAAAGCACTTGAGCATCTTGTATATTGCATGGATATTATAGGACAACTATCCGGTCTACCAACCAAAGGCAAGAATGAAGTAACCTTTGAATGGGATGACAGTATTCTCATTGATGCGGAGAAGGAAAGAGCACAGGACAGACAGGATATGTCTGCAGGTATTATGAGACCAGAAGAATACAGGTCTAAATGGTATGGTGAATCTCTGGAAGAGGCATTAAAAAATTTGCCGGAACAGGCTGACGTTATTCAATAAAGGAGGCACATATGTATAAGGCAGTATATAAATGCAAGTTGTGTGGACAGGAAAAAACAGAGGATATAATAGATTCTGATTTTGATATAGCACAACATAAGTATCCACTTTGTACATTGTTCAAGTATCATAACTGTGAAGATCATAATGTTGGAGTGTTAGAGTTGGTTGGAATAAAGAAGATAGGAGGTTAACAGACATGACATATAGAAAGAAACCAATAATTATTGAAGCAATTCAATGGACGGGTAATCCCAAATCCACAACTGTAGATAATGACTTATCATTTGTTGATGCATATAAGAATAGAACTTTTAAATTGAATGGGGATAAATTGCTAATCAACACTCTTGAAGGTGAAATGACAGCAAACCCTGGAGATTTTATTATAAAGTGGGTACAAGGTGAATTTTATCCTTGCAAACCTGATATATTTGATCAGACATATGAGGCGGTGGATGAATGCTTACACCAGCAGAATTAGAGCAAATACCATTACCGATACAAAAGCTGTTACTAGACCTATCAATGACTATTATGGAAGATGTGATAGAACGTATATCGATGATTGACAGTATATCCAGAACGACTGACTTTGAGATATACCAATTAAGCCGATTAGGGGTATCAAGCAATACCATTAGAAAAGCCATACAGACCACATTACAAAAGAGCGATGATGAAATTAATAAGATATACAATGAAATTATCAAAGATGGTTATTCAAGGGATGAAAACTTATACAGGGCTACTGGTAAGCCATTCACACGATATGAGGACAATAAGCCATTACAGCAGCTTATAGAGGCTGTTAAAAGGCAAACGCGTGAAGAATTGGTGAATATCACACAGACAACATCTGTTAAGGTAAAAGGGCCTGTGGGTTCCGGTTATCAGGATACAGCTGATTACTTTAAGTCCCGACTTGACCAAGCAATTAGCGAGATCACATCTGGGGCATTCGATTATAATAAGACTGCCTTAAATGCTATTAAAGACATGACTAAATCAGGTATAAGAACAGCAGAATATGACACTGGATGGAGAAACAGAATTGATGTTGCTGCTAGAAGGGCTGTAATGACAGGGGTAACACAGGTAGTCGGTAAGATAAATGAAATGAATGCAGAATCACTTGAGACTAATTATTTCGAGGTATCTTGGCATGCTACGGCAAGGCCTACACATCAAGTTTGGCAAGGGCGTGTGTACAGTAAGGAAGAGTTACAAACAGTATGCGGACTTGGTACTGGTCCAGGTTTAAGCGGTTGGAATTGTTATCATTCATATTATCCTTTTCTTCCTGGTATATCAAAGCGTACATATACCGACGAACAGTTAGAAGAAATGAATCGTAAAGAGAATGAGAAGAAAGCATATAAGGATAAAGAATATACCACATACGAAGCTACACAGCGACAGAGAGAACTAGAAACCATCATGAGGAAGATAAGGCAGGATATACACCTCGAAATAATAGCTGGTCTGCCAGATGATACGATTGCCATTGACAAGATAAGATATAGAGTTGCAATGAAAGAGTATGTTGATTTCTCAACAAAAATGCAACTACCACAGCAAAGAGCAAGGATATATCAAGATGGATTAGGGAGGGTGTAATGCAGGTCAATAAGCAAACATGCAATTCAATAATAGAGCTTGATAATGGTGCAAACTATGAGATTATTGAGAGTGTTCCATTCATCGAATCGCTTCTGATAGACGACTTTATCAAGAATGAATCGTTTATAACCTTTCACTTTTCAGACGGTTATGAATGCAAAATTAAAAAGAATAAAATCTCAGCATTTTATGAGAACGCAGAAGTCGATTAGCATCGGCTTATTTTTATGTCCGAAATGACGATTAAACTAATCTTGTCTTGCAGGTAGACGTTTAAACACTGTATCGAAGTGGATGGCACCACGGTTAAAAACATGTTCGATAGAAAGGAAATAGATGGAATTTCTAAAAGCAATATTAGGGGACAAGTATCCAGAGTTTGAAGCAGCAGTAAACGCATATAACGAAGCACCAGAAAACAAGGATAAGCAGGTAAAGCTTGCTGACTTGGGCGGTGGTGGCTATGTGAGCGCAGAAAAGTACAATAAGGCAGTTACCGAGAGAGATAATAATAAAACTCTTCTGGAAACGGCTAACAAGGCCTTAGAACAGTTTAAGGACGTGGATGTAACTCAGCTGCAAGGGGAAATTACTAAACTCAAAAGCGACTTATCTACCAAAGAGGCGGAGTTTAACACTAAGCTTACAGAAATGGAGTACACAGGAGCCGTTAGCAAGTACTTTGAAGGGTATAAATTTACTTCTGAACTTGCCAAGAAGGCAGCTATGGAAGAGTTTAAAGGCAAAGCGCTTAAACTTGAAAACGGTCAGTTTCTTGGTGGCGATGACTTCATGAAACAGCTTAAGGAAGCTAATCCCACAGCGTTTGTACCGGAAGATGATGGAACAAAGCCTCCTGTCATTGTAAAACAAACTAATCAGCGTAAACCAGGTGAAAAAATGTCATTGCAGGATGCTATGAAATATGCAAACGAGCATCCGGGAACTGATATTAAAACATTAATCTAAGAAAGAGGTAATTAATTATGGGTATTTTTGATAGTAAGAATTTTAATAGTGAAGTATTTATGGCATATGCCGAAAAGACACCTAATTTAAACAGAAATGAGTTACTTAAATCCAAGGCCATTCGTCCAAGACAGGATTTAGCTGCTAAGTTTAGCGATCAAGTAGGCGGTAACTATGCGACAGTTCCTATTTTCGGAAGAATTGGAGGAGCAGCACAGAATTACAACGGTAGTACTGACATTACTGCCAATAAATTAAAGACTTATACACAAGGTCGTGTGGTTGTAGGACGTGCTAATGCATGGGTAGAAACAGACTTTTCCTATGATATCACAGGTGGCACAGATTTCATGGCTCAGATTGCTTCTCAGGTGGCAGAGTACTGGGATGATGTAGACCAGGCTACTCTGTTAAGTGTTCTGAAAGGTATCTTCTCCATGACTGGAACGAACAACTTGCAGTTTGTTAATGGACATACACTGGATGTATCCGCTAATACAGATGCAACCGGTTATTTCGGAGCTATTACACTTAATAATGCCATCCAGAAAGCCCTGGGAGATAACAAGGCTAAGTTTACACTTGCAATTATGCATTCCGTAATTGCTACAGGACTTGAAAATCTTAATCTGTTAGAGTATATGAAATACACTGACAGTGATGGTATTGAGAGAGCTTTACCACTTGCAACATTGAATGGAAAGCTTGTACTGGTAGATGATGCTATGCCAGTTGAAAATGTACCTGCAGCCGGTGAAGTGGCAGCTTATGATAAGTACACAACCTATGTATTAGGTGATGGAGCTATTGAATATACAGATTGCGGTGCTAAAGTTCCTTATGAAACTGACAGAGATCCCGCAAAGAACGGTGGACAGGATACACTTTACGGTAGACAGAGAAAGTTATTCTCTCCTTATGGTATTTCCTACACAGATTCAGCAATTTTATCTCCCACAAATGCAAACCTTGAGACTGGTTCTAAATGGGCGTTAGCAAATAGTAATGAGGGTGGTTCTTCTGAATACTTCCCTCATAAAGCTATTCCTATCGCCAGAGTAATTACAAGGGGATAAGAAAGGATAAGGGAATGGAGTACATAGATTACACGTATTACACAGATACCTATAAAGGCAGTTCCATTCCCGTAGCTGCCTTTAATAAACAAGCCATGAAAGCCCAGCTGAAAGTTGATTATTTTACTTTTAACCGAATTGATACCACTGCAGATTATATGGAAAGAGTAAAAATGTGCTGCTGTGATCTGGCGGAACAGATATATACTTTTGAGACTGCTGAAAACATGATGGGTAATGTATCTTCTGAAAAGGTAGGCGATTATTCAATATCATTTAATAATCCAGTGGATTCGGCTAGTTTGAGTAGTGCCAAAATGCGTTCTTGTATCTATGAATGGCTTTCTATGACAGGTCTTTTGTATAGGGGGTTATGCTGATGTTTACCAATGCAGATTGCACGGTCTATTTTAGTCGTAATGGCGGTTTTATAAGGCAAGCTATAACAGATGTATTCTGGTCTGAATCCAGGCAGTCTAATGTCCTTAAAACAGGCATGGTAAATGCCGATGCAGTTAAGTTAATGATACCACTATCAAGTGCTAATAATTTGATTTTTACACAAGGGAAAGACATTGTCATAAAAGGTATTATTGATTTCGAATTTGATAATACCAGTCAAAAAACTGTATCAGATAGCAGGAGAGCACTTGAACTGCATGGAACGGTCTATACAATTAATATGGTAGATGACAAACGTTATGGTAGCACAAGGATGAAACACTGGGATTTATCTTGTAAGTAGGTGATTGAATGGGATTTAACGGTAAGCTTGAGATAAAATCATCGGACATTATGCTAAAAGCACGAGGACTTGAACCGGGTGGAAAGGTACAGAAATTCATTGACAGTGAAATGATAAGAGTTATGGACCCATTAACGCCAAGACTCAACGGAATATTAATCAAAAGTGTTACACTTGGTACTATAATCGGTAGTGGTAATCTTGAATATTCTGACCCAAAAGCCCGATACCATTATTACGGTAAATTGATGGTATCACCTACTACAGGTAGTTCCTGGGCTATGAAAGGAGAAAAGAAGATACTAACTGACCAAGATATGGTTTATAATGGTGCACCTCAGAGAGGCCCTCATTGGTTTGATAGAGCTAAAGCAGATAATAAAGAGGATATATTAGAAGGAGCCAGAAAGGTGGCAGGTGTTCAATGAATATAATTGAAGTAGTGCAACATACCTTGTCTGAATTTCCACAGATTGCTGCACTTAATAATGGATTGGAAATTGATTTTACTAAATCAGATACTGACAATTGTGGTTTATACCCTACAGGTGATCAAATTGTAAAAGAGGATATTATCGGGAACCAAGACAGGCAACATAATTTTGTACTATATGGTAGGTTTCAGTCATTCGTAGAGTATGACAGACTTGTCAATAGTACTTTTCTTTTAGACTTGGCTTATTGGTTAGAGAAAGCAGCAAAGCAACAATCGATAGAAGTAACTATTAACGAAAAGACTGTAACGGGTACACTTGAAAAGTTAAGAAGCGCCAACGGAATGATGTATAGTTATGATAATGAGACATTAACCGGTCCGGTAACATACCAGCTACAGATTTACGCAGAATACCATTTAGAAATGGAGGATTAAACATGGCAACAGGTGATAAATTAGAGAGAAAATATCTCATACATTATGTTGATTCGTCTTTCGGGGGAACAGTATCCTATGAAAGAATCGGTAAGGATTTAGAGGAATACAATATTGAACTTAACCCTGATGTGGAAACTATTAAAAACATCTGGGGAGAGACTTCAAACACGGTTAAGGGATTTGAACCAAGCTCTTCTGTTGATACATATTATGCACGTGAAGGAGATCCTTTATTTACGCAGCTATCTACAATTATTAACACACGTTCCACAGGTGTGAAGCTTGAAACAACAGTTGTTGATTTACTGATCACTGAATCTGGTACGGTTGTATGGGCATACAGAGAAAATGTTCTTGTTGTACCGCAGAGTATGGGTGGTGACAACGGCGGTGTGCAAGTTCCTTATGAAATTATGTACAACGGAAGCCGTACAGCAGGTACATGGAATAATACCACCAAGACATTCACACCATCAACCGAAGAATAATAATTTAGAGGGGCGGTCACATTGACCGTCTCTTTCTTTAAAAGAAGGAGATTAATATATGTCAAAGTTGACCTTAAATACAGGTGTGAAAACCTATGATATTGAGGATGAAACGGGTAAACCACTAGGCACTATAAGTATTTATCCTAACGATTTTAATATCGGAAAAAGAGCGAAAGAAACGCAAATAAAGATAGGCGCTTATATAGATTCTGCAGAACTACTTGCAACGCAGGATGGAGAAGAAGCGATTGAACAAATTAGTGAGCTTGACATAAATATAAAATCCGAATTAGATTACTTGTTTAATTCAGAGATATCCAAAACTGTTTTCGGAAATCTCCATTGTTTAGATGTTAACCCGAATAATGGAAAGTATTTCATTGAAAACTTTCTGGATATGATCATACCGGTTATTAATTCTGAATTGGATAATTCTCTTAAAGCATCTAAGAAAAGAGTTGATAAATACACAAGCCAGGTGATTGATGAATGATTGGAGGACTTCCAAAACAGCTTGAAGTAGATGAGGTGATGTATGATATTCGTACAGATTACCGTAATTGCTTATTGATATTAGAAGCTTTTAATGATCCAGATAATCTATTGGATGATGCATACGAAATCATGCTAAAGGTATTATATAAGCAACTGCCGAGCAATACCAATGAAGCTATAGAAAAGGCTCTTTGGTTTTTAAATTGTGGTGGTAAATATGAAAAAAATCCCAAAACAGAAAAACCAGTCTATGATTGGAATAAAGATGAACAAATGATATTTTCAGCTTTAAACAATGTTGCTGGGCAAGAAATACGTTCAGTAGCATATATGCATTACTGGACTTTTCTAGGTCTTTTCCAAGGAATTGGAGAAGGCTTTTTTACTACCGTAATTAGTATACGACACAAATTAAACATAGGTAAAAAACTGGATAAAAGCGAAGAAGAGTTTTTTAAGCAACACAAAGACTTGGTAACACTCAAGCCGAAGCGTTCACAGGAAGAGCAAACCCGTATTGATTATATTAATCAGATGTTCAGTTAGGGGGTGAGTAACCATAGCAGACGGAACATTAAAATTTGACACCAAAATAGATGACAGCGGATTTGTAGAAGGCATACAAAATATGTCCAGTAAGCAAATTGGTCTCCAAAATTCCATTAAAAAGACCCAATATGACATCGAGAAACTTGAAAAAGCAATGTCTGATATGCAGAATGCCGAAGTACCAACACAGGAATACCAAGAGATTCAGCAACAAATAGAAGCTGCACAAAAAAAGTTGAGTGGATATCTTGAAACAGAACAGAGGATGAAAGATACCGGTGCTGATCTCGGAGGTCAGGGCTGGAAAAACCTGCAGTGGAAAATTGAAGATGCTAGAAATACTATAAAATATGCAAAAGCTGAGTTGCAAGGCCTTGAGGAATCAGGCAATGCAGTTACTATAGGTGGAGACACTACAAAGTTATCAGATATGCAAAATAAGCTTGAATTACTTAAAGGTAGGCTGACACAGTACCAGGCAAAATTAAGAGAAACAGAAGGTCAGGAAGAGAAAAGCACGGATTCTAGTACCAGGCTTTCAAGAATATTAGGTAGACTTTCCTTGTCGGCTCTTAAAGCCTGGACAGGCATGAAAAAACTTGGAACAACAGCGAAAACAATTGCTTCTGGCTTTGGAAAAGTTGCATCTGGTGTCGGTAAGGCTATTGTCGGTATTGGAAAATTAACAGGAAAAATGTTTAGTGGGCAAAAAGGAGCAAAGGGATATAACACTGGATTAAAAGAAGTTCTTAAATCCATGATCCTGTATCAAGGATTAAGCAAAATCATGGGTGCCCTCACAGAAACATTATGGGGAGCGCTGAGAACTAATAGTCAATTTGTATCTAGCCTTGCACAAGTTAAAGGAAATCTCTTTACTGCATTTCAGCCTATCTTTACTGCAATTATGCCGGCTATCAATATTATGATGCAAGGCATTGTTAAGTTAACCGGCTATTTAGCTCAGTTTACCTCTATGTTGTTTGGGCAGTCTGTTAAGTCTAGTCAGGCAGCAGCAAAGGCGCAATATAACCAAGCTAAAGCGTTAGATGATACAGGCAAATCCGCTAAAGATGCAAAAAAGCAGTTATCAGCACTCGATGAACTCAACAACACAACGGAGAATGATTCTTCAAGTGGTGGAGGTAATGAGGATGGAATAGCCCCGGACTTTGATACTAATATAGATACATCCCAAGGGGTTTCAGATTTTGCGAGTAAGCTAAAAGAGGCATGGAATACGGCAGATTTTACCGAAATTGGTGAAATAGTTGCAAGCAAGATTAACGGAGCCTTAGAAGCAATAAACTGGGACAGCGTTCAAGGAGTATCCCAGAAGGCTGCAAAGTCTATTTATACCTTTATAAATGGCGCTGTAGACGGCTTAGACTGGAAACTTGTAGGCAGCACAATAGGCAATGGCTTAAATACTGCTGTACAATTCGCTGATACCCTTATTACAGGTATTAAGTGGGATAAACTAGGCAGTGGAATAGGAACCGGCTTACAATCTGCTATTAAAACCATTGACTGGGCAGGCATAGGAAAGCTATTATCCGATGGAGTTAATTCCATATCCAGTTTTATAAATAACTTCTATAAGTCGGTTGACTGGGTAGGTTTTGGCAGTAATATAGCATCTAGCCTTAACACTGCAGTAACAAACACGGACTGGTCAGCAGCAGGGCAAGCTGTAGGAAATGCGCTTAATATCATTATAGAGACTGCTTACGGATTTATAACTACTTTTGACTGGAAGAAATTCGGACAAGGGATAGCGGACGAGATTAATGCCATACTGACAACCACTGACTGGGTAAAGCTTGCTAAAGGTGCCTCTAAGCTCGTTACAGGTCTATTAGATACATTGACCGAAGCTATAAAAGGTATTGACTGGGAGCTTGTAGGTACTACCATCGGTGATATGCTTTCTGAGATAGATTGGGGAGGTATCGCAGGAGGATTAATTGATTTACTGGTTGCTGCTTTTAATGGACTAGTTTCAACTGTATTTGGTATCGGTGAGACTATCGGCAAGAATATCATGGATGGCTTAAAGGATGGTGTTACCTTAAGTGACATCATAAAGAATGCAGCCACATGGGTTAACGAACATATCTTTAAGCCAATAGTAGACAATATCAAAAGTCTATTTGGTATACATAGCCCAAGTACAGTTATGAAGGAAATTGGCAACAACATAATGCAGGGAATGATAAACGGCATTACATCCCTTGTTGGCTCTGTTAACGAGAAGTTTAAGACACTTGTTAGTGATGTAAAGAGTTTCTTCACGGGACTTCCCGGATGGTTTGAAGGAAAATTCAACGATGCATTAGCAAAGATAAAAGCCGTGTTTAGCGCCTCTGCAATGAAAACCCACTTTGAAAGTGTATGGACTAATATCAAGTCAGTATTTAGTGGTGTGGCAACATGGTTTAAGGATACATTTACGACCGCCTGGACAAATGTTAAGAATGTCTTTTCAACAGGCGGTAAGATTTTCTCTGGGTTGAAAGAAGGAATAGCTGACACCTTTAGAACGGTGGTTAATAAGCTCATAGACGGAATAAACGCTATTATCGCAACGCCATTTAACAAAATAAACGATATGATATCCATACTGAAAAAAGTTCCAGTTGTAGGCCCTTTTCTGAGTGGTTTTTCTTTACCCGTTCCAAAGATAGATCGCATCCCGGCATTAGCAAACGGTACTGTAGTACCTGCCAATTACGGCAGCTTTTTATCTATCTTGGGTGATAACAAAAAGGATCCTGAAATTGTTTCACCTGTACCCACAATGGAGCAGGCTGTAGAGAATGTCTTAAGACGTTTAGGCGTTGGTGGTAATGGTGATATCTCGCTTTATCTGACCCTTATAAAAGACGGCAAGAAAGAATTTGAAGATATGGTGAAAATTAATACTGAACAGGCATCACAGGGGAATTTATCCTTTGCACTTAACTATTAGAGGGAGGTAGGAAATGGGATTTCAAGGATACCACATAAAGAATACAGAAAACGAAAATATCTTTCCTTCCTCTATCTTAAAAGAAGGCGGTGAGGGGTACCATGCCACACCGGACATGATCCAGGATAAGGATGCATATACAGACGGTTATGGAGAAACACGCAGGAATCCTCTGCCACACACAAAATCCAAGGTTTATCTTAATACTGTTGACCACATACCAGAAGCAATTAAGTTGTCAATACAAGCGGTACTAAACAATAGAGTACTTATGTATTTAGAATATTGGAATGATAACATTCATGCTTATAAGACGGGCAAATTCTATATGACTGATATCGACTGGAAACATGAAAGTATTGATCCCAAAACATATGAGATAACCTATGCAGGCATTGCTATTACACTTATTGAATATTAAAGGAGTGGTTCAGTGTTAAATATACCCGAAGAATTAAAATTAATTTACCGTAATGATAGAATTCCGATTGTTCCACAATTAGCGCTTAAGGAATTATCTTTATATTTCCCTGATTTAGATTTAACTATTGCGACAGATCGTATAGTTGACGATAGTTTTGAATTACAGGAGAATTTGTGTTCCAGTGATGATTTAACAATCGGTGCTTGTGAGGGAGCCGGTCTTAGAATAACAGTTGCTAATTTAATACAGGACTTAAGTGGTTATGAATTTATAGTTACACAGACTGTTAATGGTACCTACACAATGCCACTTGGTACATATCGTGTTGATTCCTGTAAGAAACAAAATGACCTATGGTTTCGTGAGATTGTAGCCTATGACAGTATGATAAAGACAAACATCGATGTATCACCCTGGTATAATGCATTAACATGGCCTCAGACAGTAAAATCCATGCGTGAATCCTTGTTAACTTACCTGGGAATTGCATATGAAGAACAGACGATTACAAATGACACTGTGACAATCCCCAAGACGTTAAATCCGGCTTCTTTACTTGGTAGAGATGTATTAAGACGTTTGTGTGAAATTAATGCCGGATTCGGGCATATAACAAGGGAGAATAAGTTTAAGGTTATCCAGCTATCGGGATTGGGATTATATCCGTCAGAGGAACTTTATCCAGCAGAAGATTTATTCCCGTCTGAATCAGGTGAGTATCTTACTGCTGGTTATGAAACGGCTGATTATGAAGAATACATTGTTGAACCAATAACCTCTATTACCATCAGGGAAGATGACGATGACTTTGGCACAACTGCAGGCACTACAGGAAATCCATACATTATAACTGGAAACTTTTTATTATATGGCAAGACTGGTACAGAGGTACAGCCGATAGTAGACGAAATGTTGTTACAGGTAAAGAACAAGTTCTACCGTCCGCACAATACCGTAATGATGGGTCTGCCTTACCTAGAAGTTGGAGACAGTGTAACACTTATTACCACAAATGATGCAATTGAATCCTTTGTATTCCGACGTACATTAAAAGGCATACAGGCTCTAAAGGATAATATATCTGCAACCGGTAATAAGGTACGCAGGCAGACGGTAGGGGTTAACACACAGATACAGCAGCTTAATAGTAAAACCTATAAGCTTAAGCAAGGTGTTGACGGCTTAGAGGTAGAGTTAGCAGACACAGCCGAAGGGCTGGAAGCTATGATATCCTTTACTGCAGAAGGGCTACAGACACAGATTACAGATAATAAAGAGGATGCTGAAAGCCAGTTTATACAACAGGCTGACCAAATAGCACTCAGGGTTACAAAAGGTACAGTAAGCAGTGAAATATCACTGGAATCTGGTCAGGTTACTATATCAGGAAACAGATTAGTTGTTAATAGTACAAATTTTCAACTAGATGGTAGTGGTAATGCTACGTTTTCTGGC